GCACTGGTCGCAGTTAATGGAAAGGCAACATTGGTGTTCCAAGTGCCTGTGTCCCACCCTTGGATGGAGCTATTCCACCCCTGAAAGGCTGCGACCGGATCGGCCATTAGGCTATCCGAATAATCGCGTTAGACGCATCCGCCGTGGGGAACACAATCGTAAAGTCCCCCGAACTGGCCGCTTTGTCCGCGCCAAAGTCTAACACACACACGGTCGGATCACCCGACGCTGCCTCGTTAAAGATCAACGCGCCGCGGACCGCGGAAATTGTAACAGTAGAAAACACCTCGTCAGCAAAGTCGGTAAGCGCGGTTGTGCTGCTTGCGACCGGCGTAACACTGGTAAGAAAGTTCCCTTTTGCCGTGTAGTTTGTGCCACTGATCTCATTGCTCGACGTATATGCGGTGGTTGCAGCCGTGAAACTGGAACTGTTATTGTACAAGGCCAGTTTAAATTGATCGCTTGCTGCCGTAAAATTATGAACGCCCTTCATTAGTTCTACCTTGAACGACGTGCATAGAAAGTTGCCACTAAAAGCCATTTACATTTTCCTTATATATTCGGCCAACGTAAGCTGACCCGCATCTTTTATTGCATTATATACCGTAGTTCTATCACTCTTGATAGCCTGTCTCATGTAGATGGCTATGATCTTCTCCATCTCATTCCGGTATGCACGGGCCTGATCCCGTATTGCAGGGGGCGCGTTGTCAGAAACACCTATGATCTTGTTTACGCAACGCAGCGCAGTTTCCTCTGGGGTAAACCCACGGTTGTCCGTGGTTTCAACTCCCACCTTAAAGTCGTTAGGCATAGATACGCCAAAAGACATGCTGTTCATTGTTTAGGCCTCACTACTGGTCCCGTCCGATACTCGTCGGTAACTTGTTTCGATTCACCCAGAGATTTAAGTGCCATAATGGCTTCAACAAAACGCTTTTCATAAAGAGCCTGCATGTCTTGCTCCCCCTTCATGAAAATATACGCTTCCATTAAACTGCCATACAGCATAGCTATTTCGGCGTTTTTGCCCAACCATGTAACCGTTGAGTCAGCACCAATAGCAGAAATGACCGCTGTGGCTCCCGTAACACTGCCTGTAATGGTTTCACCAACAACATAGTCACCGCTTGGAATTTCAACCACCAACGACGTAGTGCTCGATACATCGCTGACGCCGCTGGATTCGCCGCTGGTGCTGCCCGTAATTGTATCTGACGTTGTAAACGTGCCGGTAGAAACAGAGGTTGTTAAGGTAAAAGTGTTTTGAGTCATGCTAGCAGGCCGGTAGAAGTAGTGTAGTTCTACATTAAAGCCGCTGTTGGGAGTGGGAGCCACAATAAAATTGTCCTGATCGTACTGCGCATAATACCGTGGAAGACCCGTTGTAGCCGCTTTTGGCGTAAAAGTCTGAACAAAATCCGCGTCTTTGAAGTCCAAGAAAAAATGATCGCTGTCCGCATCAATATACGACAAGGAAAAGGGTGCTAAAAAGTCGTCGGGCACGTTTAAATATTTGTTTGCATCCGTCAAACTGCCCAGAACATTCTTTTGAAACAAGTTTAGCTGCACGTTTTTTAAAATGCGCTCTTCCGTGTTGCGAATAAACAACGGAAGATTGCGGATAAACGTAGTCTCGTTGTTTTCCGTGTAATCCTGTATCGCTGTTTTAAGTGTGGTATATGTGTAGCTCATGTTGTCACCGTGACCTGACCTACTGCGCCTTCTAAAGCTACAGTGTTGTTTATTTCAGATGGAAGTTCGGCTGTTCCCGACGTAGACCAATTTCCGTTTCCCAGATAAGAAATGCCGTTGGTAGTCGTAACCATAAAAGGCGTGTTTGTATCAGGAAATTGAGGACGCGCATCCTTCAAGGCTTCGGGGTCAGTGACTTTGCGAAACGGACCTAATTGGGGTTGCTTGGGATCAAACTCATCGCGGCCAACAAGGAAACCATTCCACTCTTTCCGCATGTCTCTGTACCGATACCGGAAACCGGATCGGTCAGAAATTGCAAAAGCATTTTTACCCGACGCAAATTTGCCCATTATCCCGTCCTG